GTATGAGAACTCTTTAAGAAATTCTGGAGTCAATCTTCGTGTAAAATAGTCTTGAACGTACTTCTTACTAAATTGTTTTCTAAAATTTAATACTTGGTCAGGTGTTGCCCAATGAGCTACTTCTGTGTGAAAGGATTCATAGAAAAAATCCATCATTTTTCTGTATTCTTGAGTAGCTTCATAGAATTTATGCCCAGGTTTATCCATGTTCTCGTAAAATTCTTTTTCCAGTTTTGTGAGCTTTCCATCTTTATATAATGGGGTGGACCTGTCTTTATCTATAACCCACATAGCATCAGTGGCTCTACGTCCAATACGCTTCCTTATTCTGTAAATAGTTTTGTCTCCGAAGCCTTTATATTTAGTGTACATCAACCATTCAATTTTTCCCAATTTATTTGCTATAGCTCTACCAGGGTCTCCCCCATATTTTTTAAGAACATCATAGGCATTCATTATAGAACGCCTTACAAATCCAAGTTTAGGTATCTCCATATCAGCCATAGCAAGTTGGTTTGCGTATGTATTATCCATTTCTTTTAATGGCTTTGTAAATGAGCTTTTTATGATAGAAACATACCTATTAATTTGAGATGGTGTTGCGTTATCTATATCTAAGTTTTTAACTCTAAGCTCAGATAGTATAAATTTTTGGTCTTTTTCTGAAATACCATACTGAATATTCATATCAGCTATTTTATTTTTAGATGCACTTCCTTTTCCATTATCAAGAGAAACAAGCTCTACCCATTTTTTTATACTTTCATATGTTGCGTCAGCTTCATAAAACTTACCATCTTTCCTGGGAAGCCAACCAGCCTCCTCTCTTAGTTCATAGTCTCTTTCTTTAGACATCTTCTTTTTATTAACCAATGCGTGACCTTCTCCATTAGCGTCATGAATAGCCTTTCTAAGCTCTGCTGAGTCTGCTGTTTCAATAGTTTTATAACTTTCACTAGCATTTTTCATGTAAGAATAATGACTCACATTAATATTACCTCTTAATACCTTATTCCCAACCATGGATGCTATTGCTGTTGAGGATAAATTTTCAACTCCTGTGAAATATGATTTTGTAATATTCCAAAAATTTTGAACCCAATGTTTTGCTTTAGCCACCATACCTTTTTGAGACCAATGAAGTCTACCAGTAACATATTCTCCTACAGCTTGGACTAATTTTTCTTCACTACCAAATAGCTTTTCTCCACGCTTGATTAAAGCATAAGCGTCATTGCTTCCAATCATTTTTAAAACATCAACAACATGGTGAGTCACTTCGTGAGGAATAGTATCTCTATGAGCTCTATTTTTATCAATTTGTATTAAGTGACCAGCAATCTTGCCTAATATTCTATCGCCATCTTTAAAGCCAAGAGACTCTCTAAGTTTTACTGATAAATGTGGAAATGCTCTCTTAACCCAATTAAGATGCTCTTTTCTCTCTGCTTCGTTGTAAATTTTATAATCTTTTAATTGGTCTTTTGCTAATTGAAGGTTTGTTTTAACCCAAGCACCTGGATATTTTGTATCACCCTCATATCTAATAGCTCCTGATGGCAATTCATCGCCCTTATGATAATACTCCCAATGCACACCTTGTTCACTAGGAGGTCTGTTTTTCATAGCAGATGAAGGGATTGACCTTCCAAGTGAAACATCTACATCACCCCCAATTCCTAACTCTTTCATAGTTTGTTTTTGAATTTTAACACTTTGTTCTGGAGATAATTCTATATAACTAGCCTCTGTTGCAGCTACTTGTTTTCCACCAACCTCTTCTATATCACCCTTTCTTCTCATATAATCATACATTTTTTCTTTAGAGATACCTTTTGTTTTAGCAACAGTTCTTAATAGAGTTCTAACAGAAGTCCATGTGTACCCTTCTCCAAAAACAGCTTCAGCTATTTGGTTTTTTATAGCTCTTCCTCCAAGTGTGTAATCTTTATTGAAAATAGGTGACTTTGCATCCTTTGTAGGCATATTTAACAAATGATTTGCTAAACTTTCTGATATAGGAAGTACCCCTGGGGGTGTATTCTTTTTACCAATAGGTTTAATTGCAAGGGAGATATCCCCTTTCTCTCCAACACCAAAATCAATATACCAGCCTTCTTTTTTGCTATATACAATATTAGACTTAGATAATCTATTGACTTCCTCTGACCTTATTCCTGTTTTTACCAAACCGAGTAAGGCTTTAATTATATTCTTAGCTTCTTTTCTTTTGGTGGGATTTTTAATTGTATTGGCTTTATCGGATAATGACTCATATGATTTTTTAACCTTTGTATCCACCCCTTTAAGATGTTCTTCTAAGTATACCCCTGGTCCTGATTTTGTTTTACGACCACGTCTAAGATTTTCATACTCCCAAGATGTCTTTTTAACTACTTCAAGAGCATTAAGATGATATTTCCCAGACATCCATGTGAAAAAATTCATCAAAGGATTTTTTTGTGTACTAGTAATTTTTACTCCTCTTACAGTATAATTCTCATAAAGAAATGTCTCTATGTGAACCTCATCTGCTTTAGACAATTCAAAAGTCTTATCTCTTTTGTGCCACCAATTAACAAAATCAGCTATTATGTTTGACTCTGCTATTCTTTTCTTCTTTTTTAAAGGAGTCTCACCTCCAACCATGTAATCTAGTACAATATTTTTATCAGACTCAACAGTCCCATCTTTATGTGTTTTACTTCGAACATCTTTCATTATCTCTGATTTCCTTTTAATATGGAAATCATAATTTTGTGTTGTAGTTTTTGTCCCTTTTGGAGTTTCTACTGGAATTACGTTTTCAGTTCCCTTTGCTTGAGAAATCCTATCTGCTGCTGCTATATTGTTATTTTTTATATCAATACCAGCACCAGTGTCGACATTGGCTTGTACTTGTGAATCATAAATTTGTTTTTGTAATTTCTTTGAACCACTATCATTAATAGAGTCCGCCCATTGTCTCATATAATCATAGTCTATTTGAGATTTACCTTCTATCTCTGTCGTGGGGAAGATTCCATCCTTCTCCATCTTATCCATATCATATTCATCAGTCTTCTTATCTCTATATTTTTCAAAAGGTCCACCCTCTTTACCAGGATTTCTTTTTCTCCAATCTTTTTCTTTAGCAGTCAACCAAGTTCTTTTAGTTAGCTTATTGCTAGTCCCAGTAGTGTCATTAGTTGTCTTAATATTTTCTGCTATTTTTCCATTAAGAATTGATAGTTGTTTTTCAATCTTTGCTTGCTCGGTTTTCCAAAATTTTATATCAGATTCAAGAAACTTCTTTGGACCTTCACCACTCTCTCCAGCCTTAATTAATCTTTTTGTAATAGCACGAACTTGGTGTAGATTTTGGATGAGCGTAGCAGCATTCCTAGAAACCCATTCACCCTCATAAACCGCATCTCTATCTGTGCCATCTAATTTTTCAATTGTTTTATCTATATCACGTTTAGTATCATTTATTTCTTTCTCTAAATTGTCCAACTCTCGAGTCTCATTGTCAAACTCTTCTCTTACCTTGGAACGTTCTTTTTCTACCTTTTCTCTTAAATATTCCCCTTGCCCTTCAGCTACAGAACCTTCACCCTCAGTGGCTTTCCTTGCTTCTTCAGTAGCTCTATCTATCATCTCCTCTTCTTTTTCTCTATCCTTGCTCTCAAATTTTCTATGGTTTTTATAGTCACCAATAATTCTATTCCATGCTTCATTTTGAGTTTTATGTTGAATCCTCATTAAGCCAAACATACCAACATTAGTAACAAAATCTTCTAATAATTTGGAAGCAGTATAGTCTCCATAGCCTATTTGCTCTAACGCCCCCGCTCCTGTAAAGACACCAGCCTCATAAGTTATTTGAGCAGGTTGCCCAGTTAAAGCCTTTTCAAATCCAGTTACAGCGGTTGCCCCTTTAGCAGCAACACCTCCACCAACAAAGCCTGCCATACCCCCTAGTAAGGCACCATGAGAGACCCCTTTTGCTATTCCACCTAGAACACTATCACCAGTAAGATAGGCATTTACTCCGCCCATAGCACCTTCATATGCTGCAAGAGTAGTTGCTTGTGTACCTGCTCCCATTCCACCAGTAGTAGTCCAAGATATTCCTTTCTCAGCAGCAGCTCTTTGCATATAGTCTTCCATGCTTTCACCATATAGTTTTTTTACTACCCCTTTACCTACAAAAGAACCTATACGCATTGTAAGTAAGTCTGCAGGCATCATGAAACTGACTACCCCAGAAAGAATATTATTAATAATTCCTGGTTCATAGTCATCTATATTATATCGTGATTGCCCTGTATATGCTTGTTCTAATAATCCTGTAAGTGAATCATTATATGCTTTTCTTGCCCATGCCCAAGAATGTTCATTAATAGGACCATCCAGCATAGAAGAAATTCCAGACGTATAAGTTGGAGATGTGATTTTATCATATTGTGAGTCTCGCAACTGCCCCAACCCATAAGCGTTCCCGCCCTGCGTTCGTATTCTATTGTCAACATCAGTCCAACGATGTTCCCCATCGTAGTTTGTTTGAAATCCCTGACTTACAGCGTACTCATACAATCCTTCAGGGTCTTCACCAAATATATCAGCTAGAAGTGGGTCTTTTGATGCAACATAATTAAGAAAATCATCAGGTCTTTCGTATGTCATTAATTAAGAATTTCTCCATGTTTCTTTTGAGGTGGGTACATAATATTATAATATTCTTCCAATTCTTGCGGAACAATAAATGCTCCCTTTTTAGACTCCTTCACAAATTTATTCACTTTATTTCTAATGCTTAAGGGAACATACTTTTGTTTTGGTAAGTTATACTTAAGAAGAGCTCCTTGCTTGTAAATATCAGCTTGATTGAAAAATTGCACATGCTTATCTACTTCATCCTTGGTCATTTCAGATACTTTTTTAGTTAATGCTATATTTTCTAAAACTCTTATTTTGTCACCATGTTCAAGCTCAGCAAAGGATACAAAATTTTTGTGAGCATTTTTTATTTTATTCTGAGGTACATTTTTAAGAACTCCGAGGTCTATTTTCTGTGGACCAAGCTCCTTGTCAACCTTTAGAGGATTATTAGAAGTAGCATCTACCGCATTTAAATTAATCTCACCATGATTAGGTTCCAAATTAGGTTGGTTAGGATGAGGCTCTTTCATAAATTTCTGCAACGACATTGGTCTTATATATCTTCTATCTCCCTTAATAAGAACAGATGTTCTCTGTGGACCATCCATATTCCATATTTGATTTTCTATCATAGATATCTTAGAAACATCTTCTTTATATGAAGGATAATATTGCCCGATGAGCCATTGCTTTGTAACATCGTTTACTATGGTTTCTCCAGAAGAATCTGTGTACGTATGTTTATAAGTTGGAGTCCCATCCTCTAATGGCTGTCCTGGCGTCATTAAATCTTCTGGATGAAGATATACATATTTTTGCATATATGGTTTTCTAAAAGATTCAGCTTCAGCCCTAAGACCTCTAAGGGTCTCATTTCTTTCGGCTCTGTTTTCTTTTTGCATTATATCAAAATCTTCCCATTGGTCAGTGTCAGCAGCTAACTTTAATCCCTCCCAATAGCCTTGGTCTTGAATAAAATCTCCTCCCCAAGTATCATCTATTGCTTGTAGATTTCGTCTTTCTTCTTCATATATATTTTTAAACGCAGTTACTGTGTTTCTCATGTTGCCTATAAATTCATCATTCTGTATATTTATAAACTCTCTATGCGTAGAAAGAAAATCAGCTAAGTTTCGCCCTATATTGTCCTGATATCTTAACATCTCATCTTGAATTTCAAGTGCTCTACTTGACACAGTTCTTTCACCTGTCATATAATCAATATCACTATTATTCGCTAACTCATACCTAAGTTCATCCCATTTAGTTGTACTTCTCAGTATGGGCATAGGAAGACCGTTTTCATCTATTCTTACTCCGCCATCTGGATTCCTATAAAACATTTGCTCTCCATCTTCATCGTAAACGGGAACTGAGTATTCTTGAAAATGAACATCATTCGATGTGATTAAAGATTCATATTTTTGCATAAATTCTTCTGCTTTCATTCCTTGCAGTTTCATATTATCTAATCTTTCCACAACTGAATCATGAGCATGTGTGCCAGGTTTGTATCTGTCTGGATGATTTTCTAAATAATTGGCATGTTGAGTTTCGAGGTCTGATATCTTATCATTAATATTTTCTGTTCTATATTCATTGCCACTTAAATAAAATTGAGAATCTGAAGCTAAAAGCCTTTGTGTTATCCTATCTTGCCACACATCGTCAGCATTTTCTGCTCTATTAGATTGAGCACCCATATACATTAATCCTTGAAGAATATCTCCAAGGTCTACTGTGGCATTAGTTGCCCATTTACCTTTTGATTTTGCCATTCAATTCTCCTACTTCAGTAACTTTAACTACTTTGAACTAACTTTCTTATTCTATTCGCAAGCAAATCGCTTCTTTTTTTCCTCTCTCCTGAAACTTGACCTTTAATGTCTGCCATTGCTCCACTATAATCTTGCCTTAACTCTCTTCTTCTTTGAGCTGCAGAGCCCGTCCTTAATCCTCCAGTCTTAGCTAGTATACTAGACATCTTGTCTCTATATACATCTCCAGCTTCTTGTTGCAATGGTTTTGTCATATTTCTCCATAGAGACGCCCCTGGTGCCAATACATTAATTTCTCCTTGAGTTATTCCTGCGCCTTTCGCTTGAGATAAAAATATATCGAAATCTCCACTTGCTTTCTGAGCAGCCAACCAATCATCCCAATACTCTTCTACATCAGCAGCATCTAATTCCGTCCAACCACCTCCACTTCCACCACCACTTCCAACTGTGTCTCCATAGCTCCAAATTCCGCCTTCATCGACATTCTCTTCCCATGCATGCTTCCAGCCAGGAGACATAATATTACCTTCAGCCTGGTGTACATTAATATCCGATATTTCTTTGTCAACCTCTGCCCCAAATTCTTTTCTAGCAAGAGCCTCTGCTATAGATGTAACATCCGTTGGGTCAAAACCATATTCAAACTCTTCTTCTCCAAACATGCCATACGGACCGCCTATGGTTGTTGCCTGCTCTTCCCTGTACTTATCCATTACATCTTCAGAGCTTGCTATCATTTTTTCTCTAAGCTCTGGGTTACCAGCTCCACCAAACCTATCAAGACCGCCAAATTCATTCTCAAATGGATTATTTTCAACTAAATGCTCAGCTGCATCTGCTACTGGAGTAGGAAGATTCCATCCAGTATAATAGTTAATGAAGTCACCTATTCCAAAAAAACCCATAATTATATCTCCTTAATATTTTAATCGCTTTACTTTAGCAAGGGCACTTTGAAGCCAATCTCTTACGCCTTCCCTAGCCATAGATGTTTTTGCAAATATATTTCTTCTTATGTCACCCATACCTGCTTGATACGCACGTTTTGCCCTTGCTCTTTTTCTATTAGGATTAAGCATTCCAGCAGAAGATGCGACTATATCTCTGAATTTCCTTGTAGACTTATGAGATAAGAGCCTTTTATATGAATCATATGTTGATGCTTGACTTGCAGTCATTAAAGATTTAGGCATCGCTGTAAACATTTCCGCAGTTAATGACCCCTTATCTAACCCATACCTCTCTGTTAAACTTGAAGCAATAGATGCTGGGTCATAAATATTAACTCCCTGTCCAAGTAAATCTTCGAACATCCCCCCGCCTTCAAGTACTTCATTTTCAGGTAGAGGTTTATATGTCATATCCATTAAATTATTTGATAAATTTGGAGGCTGATTCATTTCTTGTTGAATAGGACTGGCTCCAGTATATTTTTTATTTAAAGTTTGCGATGGTCCATAAGGTCCGTACATAGTATTTATTGTGTCAAATTGACCTGGCATTAATAATACCCTCCATACTTAGATGCGATACCTAGAGTCTCAGGTACTTCATATTCAAGGTATTTAGTTGCAGTTTTGTCTTTCGCATACTCCGCTTTAGCTGTATCTAACATTCTGCCTAATATAGTTGGTTTATCGGCTTCATCATAAACCGCCCCAAGCCATTTAGACAAGCCTTTTGCGTCTGGACTACCCTTCACAACACCTAATGGTGTCTCCATATCTGCAAACCCCTTCATATGACCTAAGAGTGCTTTAACTCCGCCTTTTTCGTTAGGACCCACTGCTATATGTTTTATTGCCTTTGTCAAGCCAGGGATTTCTTTTATAGGCTTAGTCACAACATCCCCAACGGTTTTTATAGTTTTTCCAACACCACTTTCAGCAAACTTCCCTAACATGGTCTTTGCCTGCCCTCCAGCTTTTTTCAATCCTTCTCCCATAGCACCGCCGCCTAAACCCATAGTCATTCCTGTTATCATCGTATCCATTAATGCCTTCGATAATACATCAGAACCTACTTCAGACGTGTATGTATCTACTTCTCTTCCAAATTTTGTACCTGCAAGACCAGTCAAACCTTCCATGTGTTTCTTAGCTTTTTTTGCTCCAGCTGAACCTGTTGCTAACGATGTAGCAAGTTGAGCTGCCATCATTGCTGGAATACCTGCCCCTGTCGCTCCTAATGCTAACATTATCAATGCATTTGTTAGTTGACCAGACTTCCCTTTATCTTTAGCTTGTCTCAAACCTCTAGATAAATTTCGCATCATTTTTCCTTGATGAGCAACTTCTGCTTTTCTAGCTTTCTTTTCTCCATATTGAAGACTAGATGTTCCTCTATCTAATTGTGATAATATATTTAAAATTTGCCCTGCACTAGACATTATTTACCTCTTTCCTTTTACTGTAATTTATAACCTGTTTTATTAATTTCATAATACTAATATCTATTATATCAATTATGTTTCTACCTCTGTATATTCTAAAATTACTTTTGCAGCCATATAGGCATTATATGCGGTTCTTGGCTCAACAAAAGCTATTAATATTTGACCATCACTAAAATCTACATCACAATCGTCAGCAGATATTGCTAAAGTTAAAGTATGTGCCCTGGCCTGGCTATAATCATCACTATCTAGAGAGCCACCAGTAGCTACTGGTACTCCATTAGTTAAGTCCCCATCTGCATCTATATCATACCTCATTAAAACTGCACCATGAGTAGTATTAGTAGCACCTCCTTGTGATACCCATATCTTGCATCCTGTTACTGTTATATCATGCATAGAAGCCCAAATGCAAGCAACTAAATCATCTCCTGTCGTACTTACAGTATATGAAGTATCTGGAGATAAGCCAGTCCCCATTCGAAGTACAGCCATACCTTGACCAGTAGGTATCCCATAAAATTCTCCTGAAGCTCCAATTCTTGGGAGAGCACCACCCCAAACAGCAGTATGTTTAACTGAATCTACGTATGCTTTAGTTACCAAATCATCTGCATGAGCAGGAGTAAATGTTGAACCTCCATCTGTTAATCTAGCTGTTCCGTTATCAGCATCTAAATAAATTCCCCCATCAGCATCTAATGTTAAATTAGAATCAGTAGTTCCATCTCCAACTGTTGCTATTGTTAAATCCCCAGTATCTGCAACAGATAGCGTAGCGTAGTCATTTGCGTTGTATGATAGTTTTAGAGAGGCTGAAGTTCCAAATAATTCTAATGCTCCATTGCCATCTAAATTAAAAACAGATGTATCTGCAAAGATATTATTATTATTAATTTTAAATCGTTCGTCTGTTTGCTGAAAAGTTAATGTAACATTAGATGCGGTTGCAGTAGCAGCATTTGAAAGTACCAATGTATTTGCAGTAGAATCAACAGAACTAACAAAAGTATTTGAGGGTATTCCAGAGCCCGTAACTGTTGAGCCTCCATATGCAAGGGTATCATCAATAGTACCTCCATTGTCAAAACTTACTGTCGTGCTGCCACTAGTAGTGTCGCAAGTATTATCAGTGAAAGTAGCAGCTTTAAATCTATCATATCCTAATTGCCATTTTTTTTGTGAAGAAGCATAAAATTGAATCTGTGCGTCTCCCTCCCTACTCAATAATGTTACACTTGCGATATCACCTATACTGCCTGTCGTTGTACTTACGTGCAAATTAGACGTAACTCCTACTGCATTATTAGTATGGTCAAATGTTAATTGACCTTTTTCTAAACCAGTAGTAGTTGCACTATTATCAAATGTAAATCTAGATGCTCTAACATCTGTATCGGAATTATCTGTTAAATTTCTAACCTTCAAAATACCTGATGATTCTTTGAGGGATACCCCCGTACTCTTGTCTTCACTTTTTATTTTAAGAGTCCCATCCATTTCAGCTGTGATTCTAGGAATAAGTTTTACTTTGTTGGGACCATCAAAAGTAACAATACTATTAGCCGATGGAGAATGTTGATTAGAAATAGTTAAGCCTTCTTCAAGTTGAGTAGAATACCATTTATTGTTAAATTTACCAAACAACATGATTTGGTTATCAACCCTAGCAATTCTAATTTTGTCCTCAGTCCTTCGAGGGGGGACTCCTGTTCTTTTTTTTCTACCTAGCATTCTTTGCTCTATATATGATTGTTATATCATTAATTTGAAAATCTGGTTGTATTGTAACATCGCCCTCTGTTAATGGAGGATTATACATTTCATCACCATAACTAGGAGTTGAGGTTGGTGTTTGCTGAGATTGATTATTTATAGCAATAGGACGTTTTTTATGTGATGTCCCTCCACCCATAGTAGAGTCCCCTATAGGTCTATGAGGTTGAACTTGGTCATTGCCACCAGGGGTAACACCAAAAGATTCATCGTCTTCTAATCCTGATGTATCGAGAATATCCATTTCATTTACGCCCGTTACCATTAATTGAATAGAATAAATATTATTTAAACTTTCGGCACCTCCTGTGCTTGATGGTTTCAATATTGCTGTATACCACCTGTCCCCAAACTCACCAACATAAGGAGGTATGAAGCCGTTCTCTTTATCATAATTTTGAACCCCAGTAAATGTGTTTACTGGTTTAAATCTCTTACTTCCATTGATAGCATAATATACTTTAACATTAGGGACTTCAATGCCAGAAACTGAAAAATAAACTTTATATATCTTTTTTCGAACACCTGGTGATTCAAAATCTATATCTTTCGTTACAAACTTAACGCTATTTTTCCCTCCGTTTTCTCCACCAGGCATATCATTCCATGCTTGTAAACTATGACTAACATCTTCATCTGCACCCACTTGAGAGTATAAGTAAACAAGATTCCCTTTTGCATCATTTATAAAATTACTCTTAAATGCTCCAGTGCCACTTGGGAATAATTTCCTTCCATACGACCAGTTTTTGGTAAAGAAATCAAAAATATATGCATCTCCACTACATTCATTCATCCCACTATCGGTTGAATTTTTAACAATAAAAATCTTATCATCTGTTTCATGATATCCTATAATTGGGACAGGTGAGTTTCCGAAGCCATCGCTTCCAACAAAACCTTTCCAACCAAATTGTATCTGATTAATATAAAGGTCACTTACTAAAGCATGTTGGTCTATATGTTCTGCCCCTGCATTCCATAAACTTACATAAGTCATAATATCATAAACATCTATATTGTCATCATTATTAAGGTCGCCAATAATATCAAGCGTTCCTTGTAAATGATTTAGTAAAAAATTTTCTTGAAGCTCTGGTAGCGAACTACCTATTTCCTCCGCTAATTCTAACAATGTCCACGCTGCATATAATCCATAATCATCCCATGTTCTTCCTCTATCTAGTCTACCAACAATCAAATTATGTATTTTCGCCTCCATGTCGTATAAATAAACTCCACCATCATTAAACCATACTGGTCCATGCTTTGTTATAACTACCTGATGCTTATTTTTTATTCCATGATGTAAGTGAGTTGCATCTATGGATTCATTGCCCTCATCGTCAATTGCAATCACGTATAAAGCATTCCGTTTCCATACAAACAATTTTCCAGAGTAATTTTCCATGTGAACAATAGAATCTCCGTCACCACTTGCTAAATCTATGTGATGAAATCCATCATCAGGAAAAATATCATATTGACCAGGCTCAGTTTTTAATATTCTATCTGGATAAGTTTTCCCAGTCGATGTGTTATAAAGATTCCCAATATATACTTTATCGTTTAATACTGTGGCTGTTTTGAATCTATGAATATCGCCAGATTTTCGTTTTATATCTCCAGTTATATGAGTATAACCAGATGTACTCCAATTAGATGGAGAAAATGTTTCCTCAAAAATATCTGTTTGAGTTGGAGAATATTGAGGTTTATATCCATTGATTAAATCATATGTTAAATCTGGTATAGCTTCAAGATTAACACTGGTTAAGCAATTAGATTTGCCAAGTGGGTCTTGTGCTAAGATACTATTGCTTCTTTCGTCATCAAACATGTGCCAAAAATCTCGAGTGTGAATGTTGGAATTCGTAGGTCTATTTTGTGTAGTAAAATTGCACCTCCCTGTTGTGGGATTACTCCATACTGGAGCAAAGTTTGATAAAAATTCACCTTCATCTGCACGACCAGGTTCTAATATTTTTGGTTGAAAAAATCCTCCCGCTCCTTCACCATGAGCACTACTATCACTGTCAGGATTATCTCTCATTCTTCCACGCATCACCCAAGGATGTTGTTGAACACTACAGCCGTCATATGAAACGACTCCTCTTAATGCATCAATTGTAGCAACATTATACCATGTGTCCTCAGTGTCTCCTACATCTTTAATGTAAATTCTAAAACCAGTTATTCTTGCATCCCATAAACCTCGTGCATAGCTTATCCTTGTTGGAACATTACCAACATCATCAATAGGACATAATGTTTGGTTCTCTGCCCACCAAGGTAAAAAAGTCCAAGAAAAAAATATTTTTGGAAATACATCGAAATCTCCGTAATGATATCCAGTATTAGTACCATCGCCTGTCTCACCATCATTTATATTTTCTAAAGCAGTATATGGAGCAACATCACCAACAGTTCCATTTGCTTCTTGAAAGTCAAATATACATCTAAAATAGTCTTTCTGTGTACGTTCGCCAGTGTCAGTATCAATATAACTACGCATATTAGAAATACCTGTTTCTTGACAAACCCCCTGAGGGTCGCCATCATATAAAGTAGATACTCCCATATACCAACTTCTTCTAAGTTCATGACCAGAATCCATTGAGCCTCTATGAGTGAAACCTGAGCCTGTTACACCACCTAAAGCATTAGTAGTAGAAACCACAGGATAGCCAGCCGAATCTTCTTGGTCTAAATTCGGCACCATCCCACCCCACATTTTATAATTATATAATTCCTGCCCCTTAATTTCTGCTGACTCATCAACATCTTCCGTCGTTTCGTCATCTTGATAAGTATCAGCTGCTACAAATGTTTTTATATGTCTTAATTGAGTGTAACCATCATAAGGAGCTGGCCAGAATCCTGATGTCCAATTACGCATTCCTTTGCTTTTAAAGCTTAAATTTTCAAGCTCATCACCAGAAATTCCACCATAACCACCACCTGGGAACACGCAATGATGAGTATAGCTGGATGCATGCCAATGATTACGAGAAAAAGACATATTAATATAATTATCTGTACCTGCGCCCGCTGGAATTCTCACCTTATCAAGCTCAGTTAAATATCTTTTATTCACATGTCCGACATATCCAACAATATTATTGCGTTTATTTTCAAAGTTAGCATCACAGTATCGAAACCCACCATCAACAAAATATCCAACTATTTCAGCATTACTATCAGGTCCAACTGTTAATGGTTGTGCAATATTTTGGTCTTTATGATATAAAGGATTATCTGAGCCATAATTAGATGGACTTCCAGAAGTACTATAAACTGCACTATTTAAAATTCCATTATTTCCATCAAATGTTTGAAAAGTATCTACTCCATCTTGAATGTAATGAGCAATTAATGAAATTCCATTTGCTGTGGCATCAGTAATAGAGCCACCATTAAAGTGTGGGGTAATTACGTCAACATCTGAAGGGACAACATAATATGTTACTCCACCTTCTATAAATTCTGGGGGTGCACCATAACCACCCTCTGATGCATCTGCATCATAATCTTCTATATCTGCTCCTAAATTATAATCATATCTAAATGTAAGTAGTTTTTGTTTTTCTTCACTATTGCTCAGAATATCATTTACAGCATCAATAGATAGTTGCGTCCATCCATCTCCAAGCAACTTAATTGTGCCTGAGTGAGAATATGAAAAGCCATCAGATAAATAAACGGCATCATTCTCGAGGTCTCTTGCATCAGTTTGAGTAACAAGACCTTTGTCAAATGATTTTAAGATAAAAGTTTCTTTAGGCATTAATATCTTCCTGTGTTAGGATTGGTAGCTTGTCTAAAATTACTTCCATCAGATTCTGTCCCTCCCATTAAGATTTCAACATTATCATCATCTATTATATCGTCATAGGCTAATACTCTTACAAAAGCATCTCTGTAAGCATTTAAGCTCCTCGCCTTGATAACTGGAACTACATTCTCTCTTGTTGATTTGAGATTGCCACTCAAAGCAGAATTAAAATTACAAGCTACTTGCATATGTGCATTTGGAGGACAACCATTTAATTGAAAAGCACCAGTTTCATAATTAATAATTCCAGAGCCACCATTTGTCCTTAATAGATGTCCCATTCCATCATCAAACATCATATTGTCTAAATCATCATCAGCTGGTAATTGAGGAGATATTAATGGTTTGTGAGCTGTTACCGCTGGGAATTTACCTGTTCCAAAAAGCTCCGCAGTTCCAGTCGAACCTGCAGCTAAAGTTATTGAACTTAATCCTCGATACCTTGTTTTGGTTGTAAGCACAACATCGCCATTAAAGATTCCAATTCTTACATCACCATCTATAACTGAATTTGCATCTAAAGCATCTTGTATCTTTTTAAGAACTCCAGTCCCGCTCAGAGAATTTCCAAATTGTGTATTTGATGCATCTGTTGTAAATGATATCGTCTGTTCTGCAGTTCCATCAAATGTGATTTTAAACTCATAAGCTGTATTCGCAGCTAATCCTGTGCTTATACTTGAACGAATACCTGTCATTCCTAAATGTTTTCTAGCTGGACTATAAAATTTAAGAGCAATAGAGCCAGGGACTAAGCCAGATGGTAATGCAAAATCTCTACCTAATCCAAAAAATGTATTAGCTGAGAAGCTTCCATTGGCATTTGTATAAATATTGCTAACTCCTTTCATAAAAGCACATCCAGCTGTTGCTGCTTTTGATGTTCCATCCGTACTATCAAGGTACTCTAAAACATCATGCATATAATGAAAGCCAATGGCATCTTGGTCTGCATGTGCTGCAGCTGTTGTTCCTAATACTCCACGTTTAACAGTGAATGTAGTTTGATGAGGAACTCCACCAGTTATTTGCATTAATTCATTCCCAACACGAATGATATCGTATTTTTTAAACATCTGTCCATCAGCACTTCCATCACTCCCAGCATTATTTTCAAAAGTTATTGTTGTAACACTAGCTGTATGAGCACCATTAAGTCTTGCAACCGATGCATATGCTCCAATATATGTTCCTGTTGCTGATGATACATCATTTCCAATGCTTCCTGTTAATCTTGTATTTGCATAAG